TAAACCTAAGTTTAATGCTAAGGCACAAGCTAAGAAATCTTGTAAGAATAAACGTTCAAAATGGTATGGACTTAAACCTAAAGAAGTTATAGATATATGGGATAAAGAAACTAAAAGAGCAATTAAATTAGGTAATTGGTATCATGACCAAAGAGAATCAAGTATGCTTGATTTTAAGACAATTGGACGTGAAGGAGTAGAGATACCAATTATTAAGCCTATAGTTGATTCTAATGGTATTAAAATAGCTCCTAAGCAAGAATTAAGTGATGGAGTATATCCAGAGCATTTTGCATACTTAAAGTCTGCGTGTATATGTGGTCAAGCTGATCTAGTTACTATTGTTAATGGTCGTGTAAACATTACAGATTATAAAACAAATAAAGAAATAAAAGAAAAAGGGTTTACAAATTGGGAAGGAATTACTTCCAAAATGTATAATCCTGTTAGTAATTTGGATGATTGTAACTTAAATCATTATAACTTGCAATTAAGTCTATATATGTATATTATCTTAAAACATAATCCTAAACTTAAAGCAGGTAAGCTTTTGATACAGCATGTTAAGTTTGAGAAAGTGGGAGAAGATAAGTATGGATATCCAATTACTAAAGAATTAGATGGAAACCCAGTAATAGAAGATATTAAAATGTATGAAATACCATATATGAAGAAAGAAGTACAGTCATTAATCAGATGGTTAAAAGAAAACTCATTATGTTAGTAAAATTGTTTGATGTACAGAATAATGAAGTTATACCAACAGAACATTGTTATTCTCTTAAGTTTCTTAAATCTATTATGGATAAGTATCCTGATACATATCTTGAAGTGTATAAGTACTTATTTTATATGACATGTCCCGATCCTGATATTAATCCTTTTTTTAATGTTCCAGAGATAGATAAAGATGAACTTATATTGGATGAAATAGATTTGAAAGAGTCTTTAGAATGTCCAAAAATAACATATGCTCTTGATAAATGTTCTCAATTATATGAAACTCCTACATTTAGAGCATATAGAGGAATAAAAGCTATGATAGATAAGTTAGCTGATTATATGGAAAATACTCAGATTGAACATGGAAGAGATGGTAATATTAATTCACTTGTTAGTGCTGCTAAAAATTTTGATGGTATTAGACAGTCCTTTAAGGGGGCGTATAATGATATGAAAGAAGAACAGAAAAGTACAGTCCGTGGTGGTCAGGGATTGGCATATGATCAATTATAATAAATTAACTAAAAACTAAAAAAATGGAAAGAATTATCCCAACTGGAAAAAAAATACTTGTATTACAAGAGAAAGCAGCAGAGAAATATGGAAATACAGGTATTTATATACCAGAAACTTCACAATCTAAAGAGAGAAAAGGTGTAGTAGTAGCATTAGGCTCTGAAGTTACACTTGTAGATGAAGGATCCACTATAAGATATAGTAATCATGCAGATCCAATTATAATGGATCATGAAGGACAACCACATTTACTAATGGATGAAGGAGCAGTGCTTGCAATTGTTGTGAGTGTATAAAATAATTCCCACATACAGAGATGGTATTTGGTCTACAACTGAGTTTAAAACTCAAGAAGAGTTTAAAGAGTTTATAGAATCTTTATTTAAGGAACCTGGAAAATATAAGTTTGATAAGACTGCATTAGAGTTTAACGAACAAGCTAAGATATTTAATAAACAAGGTTTTTATTGTGATAAACCATTTAGGTCAAAAGATTTTAATGTTTATTGGGAAGACCAAAAAAATAAATGTAGAGAAGGTGCTATATATCATGGGAAAAAAGATGTATGGTATCTAACCAGAGATTATTACATGTGGTTAAATTTTTTACCTATTTTTGATAAAGAAGAAAAGGCATACGGTTTTGCTAAGGTAAGAGATGCACAATATCACATGGCTATATATGAACAGATAGCTGAGTTATCTTTTAAACATGTTGCCATATTAAAGAAAAGACAGATAGCTTCATCATATTTTCATATGGGTAAATTGATTAATATGTACTGGTTTGAGGAGGGTTCAATATTAAAAATAGGGGCAGCTCTTAAAGATTATATTAATGATAAAGGTTCATGGAAATTTTTAGATGAGTATAAAACATTTCTTAATGAACATACAGCATGGTATAGACCTAATAATCCTGATAAAGTATTATTATGGGAACAGAAGATTGAAGTAAGAATAAATAATAGAAAAACTTTTAAGGGACTGAGATCTAAAATCCAAGGTGGTTCATTTGAAAAAAATGCAACAACAGGAGTAGGTGGTCCTGTAACTTATTTCTTTCATGAAGAAGCAGGTATTGCACCAAAGATGAATCAAACATATGAGTATATTAGACCAGCTATGACATCTGGTATGTTAACAACAGGTATGTTTATTGCTGCTGGATCTGTAGGTGACTTAGATCAATGTAATCCTCTTAAAAATATGATTCTTTTTCCTGAAGAAAATGGTATACTTGGAATAGAAACTGATTTAATGGATGATAAAGGAACTATAGGAGTTGCTGGTTTATTTATTCCTGAACAATGGTCTATGCCACCTTTTATTGATAAGTATGGAAATTCTGACATTAAAGAGGCACTTAAGGCAATTAAAAAAGAACGTGCAAGTTGGGAGAAAAAATTAAATCCAGAACAGTATCAATTAAGGATTTCTCAAAAACCAATGAATATTGCTGAAGCTTTTGCATATAGGAAAGCCTCAATATTTCCACAAAGTTTAGTAACAAAACAAATAAGAAGGATTGAAGATAAAGAATATTCTCATGAATATATTAAACTTGAGAGAGATGAAGATGGTATTAAGGCAACAAAATCTAAAAAATTACCTATATCTGATTTTCCAGTAAATAAAAAACAAGAAGATAAGACAGGTGTATTAGTAGTGTGGGAAAGACCTATTAAAGATCCACCATTTGGTACATATTATGCTTCTATTGACCCTGTTTCTGAAGGAAAAACTACAACATCAGATTCTTTATGCAGTATATTTGTATATAAAAATCCTGTAGAAGTAACAAAAGAAACTCTTGAAGGCTTAGAAACTTTTGTTGAGGGTGATAAAATTGTTGCATCTTGGTGTGGTAGATATGATGATATAAATAAAACTCATGAACAGTTAGAATTAATTATAGAATGGTATAATGCATGGACACTTATTGAGAATAATATATCTTTATTTATTCAACACATGATTTCTCAAAGAAAACAAAAATATCTTGTACCTAGACAACAAATTGTTTTCTTAAAGGATTTAGGATCTAATATGCATGTATTTCAGGAATATGGATGGAAAAATACAGGTACATTATTTAAAAGTCATCTTGTATCATATGCCATTGAGTTTATAAGAGAAGTGATAGATGAGGTAGTAGATAATGATGGTGAGGTAAAGAAGACAACATATGGAGTTGAGAGAATTCCTGATAAAATGTTACTGACAGAAATGTTACAATTTTATCCAGGATTAAATGTGGATAGACTTGTTGCTTTTTCTGCTTTAGTGGCATTTGCTAAGATGCAACAGGCAAATAGAGGGTATATTAAGCGTAAAGAAAGAGATAAGTCGTTAGAAACCTTGGATAATTCAAAGAATTTGTATAAATTATCTATGAGACCTTTTAGAAATCTAGGTAAAAATAAACCAAGTGGAGGGAGAGTAAAAAGATCTCCATTTAAAAATTTTAAATAATGTATATAAATTATGTCACATCATGTACATGGCCTTTTACATTCTTTGTATATGATTATGTTGAAGAATGTAGAGAACTTGTAAGCTCAGAAATTATAGAATAGAATAGATTATTATGAAGGTACTTAGTGCAATGCAATTAAAGAAGGGAGCCAAAGCTACAGAAACAGCTGTAAATGGATCTCTTACACAACCATTACAATTTATATCAGCTAAAAAGAAAGATAAAGAGTGGACTGAATGGAATTTAGACTGGTTTGAAATGAGAGGAATGGATCAACTTAGAAGAAATGCAAGAAGAATTCTTAAGAACTATAAACTTGCAAAGGGTATTATTGATAAAACAGATTATATTGTAGAAGAAGATAATGAGTATGGAGAATTAATGGATGTTCTAACAAAGGAAGATAGTAGTGCCTTAGAACTTAAATTTTATCCAATAGTTCCTAATGTTATAAATGTTTTATGTGGAGAATTTGCAAAAAGATTTAATAAGGTACAATTTAGAGCTGTAGATGATACATCTTATAATGAGATGCTGGAACAAAAAAGATCAATGATTGAAGAGAATCTATTAACTGATGCACATAATAATCTAATGTTTGAGATGATTCAGCAAGGTGCTGATCCTGAATCAGAAGAAGTTCAAGAACAATTATCTCCACAAAATTTAAAAACACTCCCCCAAATTGAAGATTTCTTTTCTAAGGATTATAGAAGTTTAGTTGAAGAATGGGCTTCTCATCAATTAAATGTTGATGAAGAAAGATTTAAATTAAATGAACTAGAAGAAAGAGGATTTAGAGATATGCTTGTTTGTGATAGAGAATTCTGGCATTTTAAAATGAATGAGGATGATTATGATGTTGAGTTATGGAATCCAGCATTAACATTTTATCAGAAATCTCCAGATTCTAGATATATTGCTGATTCAAATTTTGTTGGGAAGTGTGATATGCTTACTGTTGCTGATGTAATTGATAAGTATGGATATCTAATGGATGATGATCAATTACAATCATTACAAAAAAATTATCCTATACGATCTGCTAGATATTTACTTAGAGGAATGCAGAATGATGGTTCATATTATGATGCTTCACAAACACATGATTGGAATGTAAAGCAACCAGGTTTAGCATATAGACAATTCTTAAGTAATTGGGAGAATAATCCAACAGAAGGTGCTGATATTGTAAACTGGATATTAAACGACAGTGATGATATATATCATTGGGGTGATTCTGATATGATGAGAGTTACAACAGTATATTGGAAAACTCAAAGAAAAGTAGGGCATCTTATGAGAATAACAGAAGAAGGGGAAATAATACAGGCTATTGTAGATGAAACGTATAAAGTATCAGAAAAACCAATATATAATACAAACTTATTTAAACAAAAGACAAAAGATAATTTAATAGAAGGAGAACATATAGACTGGATATGGATTAATGAAGTATGGGGTGGTGTTAAGATTGGACCTAATTTACCAGCTACATGGAGACAAGGATCAACAGAATTAAATCCTATATATCTTGGTATAAATAGAAAAGAACCAGGAAGA